GTTTTGTTGCAATGGACGGTTTACTTAAAAGCCAATATTCAAACGGACCGATTGGACAAACGTTAGAAAATTGGGCAACCGATCCTAACCATCCATCAAAAGTTATTGGAACTGCAGGAGTTGATCCAAATAAAAAATATACAGATTTTACTCACGATGAAAAAGTAAGATTTATGCAAGCTTTAGCAAAAGTCGAAGGCTTTTATGCTGCGGGATCTGGTCCTAAAATTTCTTCTGCTGATCTTGGAAACGACCTGCTGTCAAGTGCTATTGGCATCGGAAAGGGTGCAATGAACGCCATCGGTACAGTACTGCGCGCAGGACTCGGAAGTGATACTATGAGACCTACGAGTGGATCTCAGTTGTCAGGATTTAATGATACTATGCGTGGCAATACGAGTTCAGCGGCTCCTGTTCAAGGAGAATCTACAACAGTTACACAACTATCCCGTACCTCTGCACAGATACAAAATGCGGTCGATCTCGGAAACGCAGACGCTGCTCGAGCTGCGACTCAACAAGAATCTGCCGGCGCATCTTCTATTCGTCAAGCTAACGCTTCGAACGACGGCAAGTTAGAATGTCTTGATCCTAATTTCCCCGGGGGCGGTGCCGTAGAAGGTTATCTCCAATATCATAGATTGGCTGCATAATGGCTGAACCGGTTACAATAGGCGGCCAAAAGTTTATTAAAACAGCCGACGGTTGGGTAGATCAAAAAACAAAATCAAAAGCACCAGAAGGATTGCTTTCACTCCTGAATAGACTTCAGGTTGAGAATTCTTCCGAAGGAAAGAAGAAGCGTGTTCGTATTGACACTTCTCGTCCAGTTGTAAAACTCGGTAAAACAGAATATGTGTGGGATCTTAACAGCGGCGTATGGATTGATCGAAAAACAAAAGATGCTGTAAATCCTGCTTTCAGCAAACTGATTGAAGCTGCCTATCAAGGTATCACACAAGGTGTAACTGCTGACGATCAGTTATATGACAAGAGTAAAGCTGTTAACTCTGTCGTAAATAATATGGGTTCTACCGGACAAGCCGCCAAACAAAAAGTAAGAACTCCTTCGGGTAGTGGTCGACTTCCTGCTCCGAATATCAAAATCAATTCTCCTGTCATTCATATGATAGAGAAATTGGCTACGATTGACGGATATCTGAAACAAAGATTAGATAATCAGAAGAAAATAGCTAATAGAAATTTAGTAGCTACTAAAGAAGCCGCTATCGAAGCTAAGTCAGGAGATGCATCTCCTGTCGAACAAACTTCTGAAAACGGAGCAAAAAAATCCGATGCTACAGGAATAGGTGTAGCATTACTTGCAGGAGGATTAATAGCTGCACAGTTCGAACCTGTACAAGAAGCATTTAAGTCGCTCGCAAGCGGCATTAAAAATATATTTAATTTTGTAGAAAATGTTGCTAAAACTGTTGCAGATGGATTAGATTTTTTTACTGGAGGATCGTCTTCGGCCTCGAGTGTTGAAACTTCAACAGCAATACCAAATATTACTCAGGGTAATACTCCATCTTCTCCTAATATTGCGGCTCCTGCAGAGTTAAGTATTCCAAGCGAAACAAATAGAGCAGTTCCGAGTGCAATAACTCCTTCTTCGGCCGCCCCAACAACTCCAGCGATTGCACCTAATTCTGGTTATGCTAAACCTGCCATGGCGACTTCAAGTAGAAGTTCTTCGCGTGTTAACGCATCTTCTGTGGCGTCTAATAATTCGGGATCAAGAGCTTCAACGCCGAGTGCAACTCTGACGACCCCGACGACAACTGCAGCACCCGCGATGACTTCAACACCAAATGCAACGCCTGCTTCTGCTGCACCTGCAACTCCAAATGCTACTCCAAATGGTTCGAATTACGATGGATTAAAACTTAAATCCGAAGAGACAATCGGCGGTGGACAAGCAGCTTCGAAGACGATTGAATTCGCAAAAATAGTCCAAGCACAAATACCAGAACTGACAAGATTCACAGCATTTAACGATAATTATCATAAAGGCCGCACGTCGAAACACAATGAAGGTCTTGCTTTCGACTTTACTATTAAAGATCCATCGCAATCAACAGCTGTTGCTGATAGAGTAAAAGCAGCCGCAGATGCTAATGGATATAAAGTAAAGATAATAGACGAATATAAAGATCCGTCTGGACATGCAACAGGCGGCCATATTCACGTAACTGTATTGGGCCCTGGCACCGGATCAACTATTGAAGGAGGAAGTGGTTCGAACATGTTCGAGCGATTTGCAACAGCAGGAGTTGGTTTAACAAGAGGCGCGATGGAATCTATTGGAGCTATTCTGAGGGCCGGACTCGGAGATATGAAAGTAACTTCAGGATCTCAGCTTTCAGCGGTAAATGACACGATGTCAGGAAATATTGCAAGAGCAGCTCGAGAAAGAGCAGCCACGGTTGCCGCGACTAAAACTCCAAAACCTGTTGCTGTAACAAAATCAGATCCAGTCAACATGAGTGCGTCAAGCGGTTCTTCTACGATTCAAAACATGCCCACAGTTTCTGATAAAGCTGCAGTTGAATTTTACTTAACTCGTATGGGATTTCCAAAGATCACATACGAGCAAACATCTCGCTGAACCAATGCTTAGGTAATAAAAGAAAGGGCGACCGAAGCCGCCCTTTCCCACCTTATCAATCTTCTTCGGCAAGTCGTTTGAAGAAATCTAAATCATCGTCATCATCACTGACTGTGGAGGTAGGAGCAGAAACTGCTTCCGCCGCCTTGAATGTCGGCGCAGGCGCACGATATTCATTTTCATCCATATCAACACCACGAATCTTTGCAGGCTCCGCAGAGAGTGCAAGGACTGTATTCAAACGAGTCTTGAGATCTTCATAAGACTTGAACTGCTTCGGATCTACAATTTCAGTGAGCGAACGCTCCTCGTTGTAGATCCGCTCAAGCTCACTGTCATCATCGAACAGTGGTGCGGGAGTATCGAATTCAGACTTATCGTAGTTGGGGTAACCCTCAACCTTACGAATTTTGAGCTTGAAGTTAGCACCTGCCCAAAGATCGAAAGGATTTACTGGCTTCTCGTCCTCAAAACCTGGGTTCATCAGATCGTTCAGCTTATCGAAGATCTTCTTGCCATATTTGTACAAGAAGACTTTGCCTTCGTTTGCAGGATTGCCTGGATCCTTCACAACATAGATGTTGCTGTGGTATGCCAGACGACGCTTCTGCTTGCGCGCGATCTCCTTATCAGAGTCAAGACCAGTGTTCCAAAGAACGCTGTTATATTCTGATACGGGATCGTCTTTACCGAGAGTCGTTAACGACCGCTCGATATACCAAAGTCCGGTTGGACCCTGAAAACCGTGGTCCCAGATGCGAACGAAGGGAATATCTTCGCCCTTCGGTGCAGGAAGGAAGCGAATGACAGCGTAGCCGTTACCAGCCTTATCGACTGTATGCTTCCAATATTTGCCCTCATCGGGATCTGTATATGTGGTATTTTGTTTAGCAAGTTCTTTCGTAAGTTTCTCGAACGAGGAACTGGAAGAACGCTTAAGGTCTGCAAATGACATAATTAATCTCCTATATGTCGGTTTTTTACGGTATGTTTCGATATATTTTGATTGCAGCGAACTGCAATTGTATTTATCATGATGTAAAGACTTCCTTGACAATTTTTCTGCATTTAAATGCATCATAATGAAAGAAAGGCTTATACTTCAGCAGCTTCTTGTGGATGCTGGGCCATAGGACACCATCCTCAATCTTCTTGTTCCAATGACCGAAGAACCCGAAGATATCATTGAGGATAATCACCGTCTCGATTGAAATTTCGCGACGAAGATATTTTTTGAGTAGAAAGGGATGTTGCCCATTCTTTACAATAACACAATCATTGAAATTTGTACATAGCTTTTTTACATCTTCTTCAAAGATATAAGAAAGAGACTGTTGTCTCTTCAACCATTCGTTGTATACTTTTTCTGAGTCATCATCGAACAAATCGCCGATCCATTTCAGATCGCCGTCGATAAAGTTGGCGACCAGATATTTCAGAGGATCCTTGTGTTTCGACAGCTTGTAGAATTGATACTTATCCTTACGCACGTCGAAGCTCGAAGGCTTTGCGCCTATCTTGCCATTGTATTTGATGTAGTCGTAGCTATCTGTTGTGAAGTGATTTTTAAGGGCGAGAAAGGTGGTATAGCTCTCGAATGGGCTCATACTGGCAACTTAGCCCTCTTTGGCAAGAAGTTAAGATCTTCTGCTTCGTCCTGAAGCTTTGCCTTGATTCGAATATTATTACGAATAATACTCGCGGCTGCTTCAATCTCGATGTTATTCTTTTCACAATAGTGGACGACGGCATCCATATAATCTAAATCATAATTAATAACCAGTCGTTCAATTTCTTTGATAAACTTTTCAGAAGTCAATGCTTTTGTTGAAATGACGTCGTCCACCATGATATAATTATCCTCTATAAAAAATGTGATAGCCGATTTTAGTCGTACGATCAAAAACTCTGCCCCACGAAGGTCTTACATAATCTGCGTGGTAGAATTTTGCGCCTCTTGTAACATCGCCGTGGTTACCCAGATATACGTCTTCAGCTACTTCTACTGCCTTACGATACGCGATCATATCAGCTATTCTCTTTCTTCCCTCACACTTCCATGAAAATTGGCATACGCCTCTGGTCTTTTGATTAATGACCGCACATGGAGTTTTTGGGAATCTTTCATCTTTTACGCGATTTAATACTACATTGTTCACCGCGATTTTGCCTTTGATTGGCTCATGGCCTGCTTCAAAATATGTATTCTCGGCCATGCACTTGATTTGTTGTTTGTCGTATTCATTAAGATATACGGGTTCTTTTACAATAATCTTTTTTTCAATTACCTGATTCGCAGCTCTCTTTACGAGCTGTACTTCAGGTTGCTTGGTTGGAGTAGCTAAAGTCACGCCTGTTAATATAATAACACCTATGATAAAGCCTTCAGCCCAACGTAGATACGGGAAATCTTTTCTGTTTTCGAAAAGTTTCATGTTTTTCCTCTTAGTCTTAATGACTTTGGCAAATAGAGACTACTGTACAGGCATCTCAGCCATATAGTTTTCTATCGCTATAAGAAGATACACACAAAAATAACGAAGTATCTTCCATCCATTTCCCTCTTACTGGAAATGCAAAATCATTAGTGTTTTCGTCGGTGACATCCGAGCGATGCCGCTTTCTAGCCATCTAAGACTTGAAGTTTTGTAAGAGTCAATGGAGGATTCTAACCTCCGTCGTGATATTTTATTTATATTACTGCCGGCCGTTTTTCGGGCGACTCGTAGCACTTTTAGAACACTTCAAAGTAAGTGGGCCCGTGCTGTTCCAAGGTGGTGCCCATACCCGTGTAGATCATGCCGCTAAGCGGATATCTGCAAAGCTATCGTTATCGTTAGCATTTATTGTTTTTTGGCACTTTGCCAAGCAATCAGTCTCGAACCGCCCTATTACACGAAAATCGATATCCTGGTCACCCCCGTAGATGGTGGAGGTGCGGGGAGTCGAACCCCGGTCTTTCCGCCTTTATTGTTGATTGTCAACAACTGATATTCTATTTATACCGTAACGGGCTTTAATTGTACATGTTTAATTGCACCAAGACTGCTTTGCATCTCCAAAATATGCACGTGCAAAACCATTCTTAATAAGCAGTTCGCGAAGACTCACGCCATCAAACAACATATCACCGAGTACACGACCGCCAAACTTGTCCCAATCATACAGAACAACTTGATGCTTCTTCGTACTGGTAATCAGATTTTTGACGAAGACAGAAGCCTGTTCGCCGCGCTGCTTCTCGATATCGCACTTCGCGCGAAAGCTTTTTTCTGGAGTGTCAACACCAAAGATACGAACACCGAGTTCAGGCTTGAGAGGAGCTGGAAGATATGGCGCAGCGATGACAATCGTGTCACCGTCAATTGCGCGCACAATTGTAGCATCATATGTTACACCGGTAGGTGTCTTCTGAGCAAATGCTGGAGTTGCTAGCATAATAAGAGCTAGCGCAATAAAATTCTTCATATATTATTCCTTAGTTGCAACGAGTTTCCCAATAAACGTAGCGTTCGCCTTGATACCATTCAGTGATCTGTTCGCGAACGCAGTAGCGTCTGTCATATCTATAATCTGGAGGATACGGATAGTAGCGATAATCAAAATCTTGGAATTGCTCTCTCTGTCTACGTTCTCGGCTATTGTTAGAGGAAAGCGCTCCTACAACGACTCCTCCGATAATAGCTCCACAAAGCCAACCACAGCCTCCGCCGCGGCGCTGATTCTGATCATTCCACTGTCTGCGATCATTGTTTTGTGCAAGCACTGGAGCAGAGATGAGCATGCTACTAACAATTGCCAATGTAATTAGCTTCTTCATATTAAAATCCCTCTTTAATATTAGCAAACATCACGCGTTTTCTTGGATCTCCTCCAGTAATACACCGAGTCAATGCAAGAGCTTCTCTGTAATCCTTTGTGTGGAATACTACAGGAAAGACGATATCATCGTCTTCCATTTCTAATGACATTCCTATGAAGTAATTACCAGTTTCTTCTACCATGAATGTATTTATAATTGGGAGAACCGAAGCTCTCCCAATCGCATTATGTGGCGTCTGCAAACTCCACCGCAGTTTCGAGTGCCTTCGTCTTCAGGTTCTTGTTCGAACCATACCAAGCAGAAGTCATACGATTGTCTGCATTGCGGCCGATCATGTGGTCGGTCATGAAGGTGACGGCATTGAAAGCCTGCCACCAGCTACCTTCGCCATATTCAGCACCTGGCTGCTGATCCATGATTTCGAGAGCGATACCAGCATTCTTGCTGAGATCTTTCTTCGAACCAGTCACAGGGAACACACGCTGGAAATATTCGACGATGTTCTCGTCAGTGTAGCGCTTCGAACCTAGATAAGCAGCCATTTCCTTGTACTTGGCAAGCTTTTCCTTGGCGACACCGAGTGTTTCCTTGACAACGTCACCGTCAAACTCGCGACGATGGCTCACCTTGACAATCTTGCTCGACTGGCTGTTCAACGAGAGAGTGAGAGTGTTGTTGCAAACCACACGAACTGGAGTGAAGCGAACATCTATCGACCAACCATACTTATGCGGATTGGTGAAGAGCAGATAGGAATCAACCTGATCGCCCTTGAACAACTCGAAGGAATCCTTCACCTTTGCCAGGGCCCAAACAAGTTGACCGTCACGAAGCGAACCAGCGGTGTGCATTTCCATCTCACCAGCTGAAACGAAATCATTGAAGAATTCGAAAGCTGATTCGTTCTGATTCGGTACCCAATCGTTCGTGATCACGTCGAGGATCTTATTGTCGACGTCACGCACCAGAGCGGAGCGACCGATATCAACCTGCTTGCCACCGACATCTGCGTACGCGGGAACTGGATTGACCTTCCAGTCAAGGTTTGCTGCCTTCAGCATCTGAGCAGGCGTAAGATCGTTCGAGACCTTCGTGCCGAGGTGATGCCACGGAGTTTCGCCTGCATAAGCCATCGAAGCCTTGCCGTCGAGGAATTCAATCATATGAGCCATTATATAGTTTCCTTTTTCAGTTTGGTATAACCATTCTACCATAGAATGGTCTATTTGTACATGTTTAATTTACGCTGGAGTGATCACCCACAGCGCAGCGAATAAGATCGGAAAGCCGAGGATGAAAGCAACTCCGGCGATCATCTCGTTACGGAACTGTTTCGGAGTCATGACGGCTTTGGCATTACGAAAAACTTGAATCATGTTGTTTGCTTCCTTCTTCATTATAGATCCACCTTACATTGTTTTCGAAATATTGTACATGTTTATTTTTAAATTAAGATGCTTGCAAGCAGCATTCGTCGAAATAAGCCATGTCGCGGACCATACGCTTTGCAACATTGATCAGCTGCCGCGTTGAAGACTCGCTGAAATCAAAGTCATCACATTCCATGTGATATTGAACCTGCGCGGCAGCTTCCAAAGAAATCTGAAGAGCTGTAGCAATCTGACTGGTGTAGATGTTCATTTCAATCTCCTTAGCTTATTATTCATACTACCAAAGTTTTGAAATAATGTACATGTTTATTTTTAAAAATATTGCGAATCAAAATCTTCGCGCCGCTTGAGCTTCAAGCCATATACCTTCGCATCCTTACGAGCGGCCGATGCAGTCCGGTATCGACCGAATGGAGAACTCCATGGCGCTGCAACCACCCAACGAGTGGTGCCCCAGTTGGATTCCTTAAAGAGCGAGTAAGTAGGCTTAGTCATTTCAATCTCCTTAGCTTATTATTCATACTACCAAAGTTTTGAAATAATGTACATGTTTATTTTTCGATAAAATCAGAAACTAGCTGAAAAAAGTCATCGGGTTTTTCGTCCTCGAGTGTCATCAGATAGTCGCGAATGTCTTCTGTCACGCCATGCTTGGCAAAATATGCAGCGATGGCTTGTTGAACGGTATCGATGCCAAAGTATTCAATCACTGGAGTAGACACCATAAACTCCTTACAGACCGAGAGACTTATAGGTAAACCCGAATGGCTTACCGTTAGCAACATCTCGAAGCAGATATTCATAAAACATTTCGAAATAATGCGCAGCCTCGGTTTCACCGGCTTGCTCGAGGGCTGTTGTGGCTTCCTTCGCATACTTAGTTACCGTACGAAGGTTGACGTTAGTGCCGTCAGTGAGATGCGGGCGTTTAGAAGAAATAGTAGTCATTATTAACTCCTTAATATGCGTTTAGACCGTGTGAGAACTCGAAACCGAGTTCTTCAAGGACTTGTTCGGTCGCGTTCTCGAGAACTGTTTCAGGATATCCAATGCAATCGACTGCTGCGGCGACAAACACTTTATGTTCGATCTGGACAGTCACCAGCGCGGTTTCAGCATTATACTCAACGCGATTCATCAACAATCTCCTCAATCTTATATGTCAGCCAGCCGGCGTTGACATTCTCACAATTTTCCTTGTACGAGACGGCGGCGCTTTCGCAATTGAAAGCAGCGATGGCTTCCCAATACGAGCTGTTCTTCCACAGACACAGCACAACCCACTTCAGTTCAGGATACTTCATTTTACATCTCCATCATACGTTCATGAGCAGCTTGCTCTGCGAGAGCATCGTAGTTGATGCAATCACGAAAAATAACTTTAAACTTCATCATCTCGAGAGCCGTATCGGCGAGACGGACAATGGAGTGCTTCGAAGGTGACTTCTCGTTGTAATACTGGATATAGATCCAGTCAATCAGATCGCGGTTGGCATTCCAGTCTTTTGTGATCTTGACGACTTCACCGCGGATGGTACCGAGAGCAGACTCGTAGCGAACGCGATCACCGATAAGGATAGTCTTTGGAGCAGTCATTTTCGTTTCCTTCTTCATCATATATCCACCTTACCAAAGTTTTGATAAAATGTACACCTTTATTTTTAAATATTTTCGATACCGACTTTTATGCAGTGCTCATAGAAGTCCTGGAAGAGGTAACCACGTTCAGCTGCTTCAATCAGCGTATCGCCGTTACAGATTGTGACTTCACTGGGATCCGCATTCTCCATGATGTACTCCATGTACTTATCACAAAGATCGTCATGCGTTTCAAAGAGGTCGTTGAATTCATCGATAGTCATTGTCAAATTCCTTAGTTGGTTGGTTTTAGAGGTAGTTTTCGGTTTTGAATTGGTTGAGGATTTCGAGGGTGGTGAAGGTGATGGTGAT